TGTCATAGCAGACTTCTTTAAAAGAATGTTTGATAGGATTGCTGGTTTCTTTAAGGCAATAGGTGATTGGTTTGCAAACTCTTGGATAGGTAGAAAATTAGGATTAGGTACCACAGATGATGAAGAAACAGATAAGATAATAGAAAGAGAAAAGAAAAAAGAATACAAAGCAATGGATGAAGGCACTTTTGCTATAGGTGAAGACGGTGCTGAAATAAAAGACGAAAATCTTTCTGTAAGAGATATTTTGCAACAAAACGAAGGTGACGCTTCAGTTGCTGAAACCGTTGCGATGGATGACAGAGCAACAAAAGATGGTAATAAGAAAAGAATAGTAAAGAAAACATCATCAATGGATCTTACAAAAGACGAGGATTCAGATCAATTGACCATAGCTGATATTATTGGCAAAAAAGAGGTAACAGGAGATCAATTAACAGACGGTTCAACATCTTCTATGCTAAAATCTTTAGAAACAGAAAGTGCTAAATCTTCTCAAAATAGTGTGATTAATGTACAAAACAATACTAATCAAACTAATAGTCAATCTAGTGCCACAAATGTTTCTGGATTTATAGACCACGAGGTAGAAACATCATTTAAATTTGTAAGGTCAGGTAATACAATGCCTGCTGCTGATTTTTAACCTAATTCTTTTTCAGTAATTATTTTAAACACAGCACCATTATCTTCGGCATAATTAGTTGCCGCTTTCCACTTTGCCTGATTTTTGATGAACTCAAAACTCTCACGCATATATGATTTAGTTTTCTTTTTAGGTGGTTTAGGTCTAGTTGTTTGACGAGAAGGTTTAATCTCAATCAACATCTTTTTACCTTTGTCTGTTTTTAGTATGAAGTCTGGAAAGTATCTATGATATTTTTTGTCAATAGGATTATAATATCTAATTGCTAATTCTTCACTTGCCCATTGTATTATGCCTGGATTGTTATCACAATAGACCATAAATTTACGCTCTAAAAGTGAACGATATACTATGTTATTTGGGTTGCCAACATATTTTTTAGGGTTCGTTGGTTTATATATTCCCTTAAAAGACTTCTTCATATCATATAAATAGTTATAACAATATTTAGTAAGGATATAAAAATGGCTTGGACATCAAAAGTAGCAAATGTAATCAAAGGTAAAATTGCCTCTATGGCTATAAACGCAGTAGGCAATAAGTTAATGTCATCTTTTGCTAACTCTGGTCAAACATCAAAGATTGCTGCTAAACTATTAAACAAATCTCCGTTAGAGATAGGCAACGATAATCCTACAGCACATATAAAAGAAAATCCTTATTCATACGGAACAGTATACTACCCACAAGAAACAAGTAATATGGGTGATGGACATTATGTTATATTTGATGTTCTTATGCACAATGAATCAAAATATAAAACTCAAACTTTTAATAATGGATTGTTAGTAGAAAATCCTAATGCTATGGTTGGTGACTCTAGTGGTGGAAGTACAATAAGAAATATTAAAGGTATAAAAAGACGAGGCGTAGTACAAAAAAATAGAATAAGAGGTGTTAACTCTGGAATGTTTAGTAAATTAGGTTCAAAACATAATTACATTTCAGATAGTATCATATTGTATATGCCACCTGAAGGAATGAAATTTGACCAATCTGCTAGTTACGAAGGTGTTGATACAGGTCTTGCAGGAGATATAGGAATGGGTATAGGTGGTGTAATCAATGATACAGGTTTTAAAGATAAGTTAAAATCAGCAGCAAAAGGTTCTACCGCTGTTATACAAGAATTAACAAAAGAGGCGGCATTTGGTGTTGTTGGATTGATACCTGGTATGGAGAACGCAAGAGCGGCATATGATAAGTTTAAAGGTCAGGCAAAGAATCCTAATTTAGAATCTATATTTAAGGCAGTACCTTTTAGAGAGTTTAGTTTTCCATTTACTTTTGCGCCGAAGAATGAGAAAGAGAAAGATAGTGTACACAAGATTATACAATTGTTTAGATTTCATATGTTACCTGAACAACAAAGTGGTGCTAATGGTTACTTCAATGTGCCATCAGAATTTCAAATAACTTATATGTATAGAGATAATGAAAACTCATATTTACCTAGAGTTAGCCGTTGTGTATTAAAACAATGTGCCGTAGATTATGCACCCGAAGGTGTAGTATCAACATTAACACCAGACGAAAGAGGTGCACCTCCTACTATTATAACTATGAACTTAACATTTGGTGAAACAGAAATTATGACTAAAGAAACTGTAGCAAAAGGATTCTAATGTACTTTACAAGATTTCCTCAAGGTCAATATATCATACCAGGCACAAAAGAATATAAACTTGTTAGTGATTTATGGAGACGAGTTAAGATAAGAGATAAGATAAAAGACGAGGCAAGTCTTTATTCAGAATATTTTGTTGCAGATGGTGAAAGACCTGAAACTATTGCAGAAAGACATTTTGGCAGTCCTGAACTACATTGGATTATATTGATAACAAATAATGTAACAGATGGTCTACACGGCTGGCCGTTATCGTTTCAAGCATTTGAAGAATTTGTTAATGACAAATATGAAAACCCTGGCGCAATACATCACTATGAAAAGGTGCAGACAAGTGGACCTCAAACATCAATAGATAATTCACACTTGATTGAATGTAATAGTACAGAACCAGGCGCACAAGCAGTTTCAAATAGAGAATTTGAAGAAAGAGAACAAGATAAGATAAGTAGAATTAAATTAATAAATCCATCTTTCTTACCTCTAATAATTGAAGAATTTGAAAGATTAATGAATGAGTAATTATGTATTCAGAAATAGACACAAGTAAACTTACAAGAGCAGGTAGATTTCTTATAGACGATATTGTCCTAGTGTCGTATCAATCAGCAGATGGTTCTAATAAGAATGCTAAATCAATCTCAATTAAGACACAAGTTTTAGAAATAGACATATACGAATCACTTGACGGTACAGGTCTATCAGGAAGTGTAGTTGTTGCTGATGGTCAATCTGTTATATCACATTTACCTTTGACAGGTTATGAACGCATAGAATTTAAGTTATTTACGCCAGGCACGAGTAGAGGTTACGATTTCACTAGTGTTACAGGTCACCCTATGTTTATCTATAAAATCAGTAATAGAACGCCATTAACACCTAGATCACAAATATATGTACTTCACTTTTGCAGTAGAGAAATAATTGATAATGAACTGATAAGAGTTAATAAGACCTACGAAGGTCCTATTGATACAATGGTTGTAGATATGATGAGAAGTGATTTACAAAGTAAAAAGAATTTGATTGTAGAAGAAACAAAAGGTTTACACAAGTTTGTTATGCCTAGAATTAAACCTCTAAAGGCAATTTCTAGTCTATCTACAGTGTCAGAACCACTAAAATATAATTCAAGTGGTATGTTGTTCTATGAGGACAGCACAGGTTTTAGATTTAGAAGTTTAGAGAATATGTTGGCAATAGGTGGTGTTGCAAGACCAGTAACAGCAAAGTTTCAAATGAAACCTAGAAATGTAAAACAAGGTACAGGTGAAACAGATGTAATAAAAGAAATGCAGACCGTTGATGGTTATACTATCAAGGATCAATTTGATACACTAAAGAATCTATCTAATGGTGTATATGCCAGCAAGACCGTAACACACGATTTATATAATAAGACATTTAGCGAGTTAGACTTTGATTACAATGTATATTTTCCTACTATATTTCATACCGAACACGATGGATCAGGTGGCAAGACAGATAATAAATCGCAGTTACCTTTATTCAACTTTAAAGAGAATCAGATGATTTCAGATAAACCTGAAGGACGATTACACCTAATATCTACAACAGAAAAGATACAAAACGATTACGAAGGACCAGATGGTGAACGAATATTTCCTGCTAGTACGGCACAGAAACTATCATTTAAGAGTCAGGTAATTAGTTTAGATTGTAAGGGTTTCACAGGTATATCAGTAGGTGATTTATGCAGTTTTGAAGTACCTAGTTATGAACCAGTAAGTAAAGATAATCCACTAGACTTTGACCCATATATGAGTGGTCGCTATCTAATAAGAGCAATACATCACAATATTAATACATCACAAGATAACCACAAGATGAATTTAGAACTAGTAAAAGACGCAGTAAGGGTAGGATATCCAGAAGAAAATATAGATATACATACGAATAGAGAAAACCTAGATAGTATCACATTTTTACAATATCAACTAGACGAGGCATTAATAAACGAGGCAAACCAAGAAACGCATAATGAGATAATGGCTTAGAGCTGCTAAGAGTCAGAAATTTTTTTGACATAGAGGCTGGCCCTACTGCCACAATATGAAAGTAAACAATTAACTGAGCAAAGATAATAAGATGAATATAGGAACGCAGATTAAAGACATTAGCAAGAGATGTAAAGACACATTTACACACACAATAGACGACCTTTCAGAAAAGTATGACAATATATACTATTATAACAAATACTCATATTTCTACAAGGGCCAACTAGATATAACAAGACAGATCAAAGCTAAAGTCAGTCTAGCGACTGCCTGGTTCAGTAATAAGTATAATAACATAGACTTTAGTAAGGCAACCTTTGGTTATACAGACCTAATAGTACACAATAACGAAGAACTAGACGAGTTGCGTAGGAAGAAAGGAAATAGTAATAAATGACATATAGCGTAGTCATTAAAACAAAACATCTATCGGTAGGAAACAAATGGCCTTCTTAGGAATTTCCGAGTTTAAACATTTCGTAGGCGTAGTAGAGGATAGACACGATCCTGAGAAACTAGGCAGGCTGCGAGTTAGATGTCTTGGCATACACACAAGCGATAAGAATAAGATTGCCAGCGCAGATTTACCTTGGGCGTCTGTTATGTTGCCGACTACTTCATCTGGTATATCTGGTCTTGGCCAGTCACCTAGTTTTATTGTAGAAGGTGCGTGGGTGTGGGGATACTTTAGAGATGGCGAAGGCCTTATGCAGGAGATGGTCATAGTAGGTACGCTACCTGGCAGGCCAGCCGAATTAGGCAAGACGGCAAGCGGCTTCTATGATCCTAACAGCAGATTAGATGAGGATGGCGAACCTACTGGCGTTTCAATCTATCCTAAGGAAAAGGAAGAACCAGATACAAACAGATTAGCGGTCAACGATCCAGAGAAACCACATAGTACATTAACGACTCGAAAGGCGGCCAGGGTAGAGAATATACCTACGGCAGACTTTGATGAGATCAGTCCTAATATAGCGGCCAGCGATACGGATAACTGGTCGCAACCTAGCATTACATATAACGCAGTCTATCCATATAATCACGTGTTTGAGAGTGAGAGCGGCCATATAAAAGAATATGATGATTCGTTTACAATAGACGAAGATGGCATCCGTACCAATCATTATAGAATACACGAAAGACATACAAGTGGCACATCATACGAGATAGACACAGCAGGCAACCGTATAGATTTAAATATGGCCAGCTACTTCAATATAACACAAAAGGATAATAAACACTTTATCAAAGGCGACTCCGATATTACGATAGACGGCCGCCATAAGGTGTTCATTAACAAGAGTGGTATTGCAGATAACAATTACGATATACAGGTTGGCCCTAACGCAAATGTCAATATACAGGTAGACAACGGCAACCTCAATGTAGTAACAAAGACAGGCCAGTTTAACTTTGATGTTGGTTCAGATATGAATATAAATGTAGGGGGAAATTACAATCTCAATGTACAAGGATCGGAA